TCAATTCTATTTCGTCTGCTAATAGCTTTAAATCGGCTTTTCGTTCAAATTTAGTATCTCGCTCTGCTATCAGTAAATATGGAACTAACGGCGTTCCTTTTTCGCTTATTGATTTTGCAACTAAATAAACGGGTATCCCTTTACGATCCGCCCACCCTCTTAATTTTGCATTCATAGGTGGCCAATGAGGTTTGGATCTTTTATAAGGCTCATCTAATCTAAGACCTCTTGTACGTTTCGGGTCGCCATGTACAAAGCTTGATTTAGGAGAATGAGATTTAATTTGTATTCCTGCGGGTAGTCTTCCCATTGATTTAATTTGTTTAGTTCTAATTGATCTTTGCAACGCCCCCGTATCTACGGGAACAACTTCTTGCGCGCGTTTTTTTATTGTTTGGCCTGATGATCTCATATATTTACGAATCGGTTTTGTTCCTAGATTATTAAGATCGCATTGACGTCGTAATCTTTTTAATCCTTTGACTTCAAAGCTTGCATTAAATTGAGCCATTATAGGCGGTGCTTTATATATCCCTTAATAAGTTGCTTGGCGTCGGGATCCATGCGGGACATTAGTTCTACTTCTCCAACGTCGCTATTTCCATAAGTACTAAACGGAGCGTCTTTTCTTTTCCATAGCCTAGAGGTTTGAAGTATTGTCGCCATTTTAACGGCGTCGGGAACGGATTCAAAACCCCACAATGCAGTAATCTCAACATGTTTTTTTATATCGGGATCAAACCTTTCGCTTGAGCGCCTATCAAAAATTCTTATTTGATTGAATGGCGCCTCCTGATCCCCGATCATATCTTGGACATTTATAGGGTTTAAATAAAAATCTGTATTTAACGTTAATGTTTTTTCATAGGTGCCGTCATCATTGTCGTCTATTTTTACAACTAAAGAAGTTGTATTTGCAATATCGGGGACATCAAGTATATATGGATTGTCGGGGGTAAAATGTTTTGCGAATGCAGACGTTGGTTTGTAAAAATGTCTTCCGCAATAATTGTCAATTAAACGACATGCGCCTTTTATTGCTAAGTCAATATTTGAATCTTGAGAGGATCCGCTTAGGCCAATAAAACTTTTAACATCTGAATTGTCGCAATATGTGTCGGCCATTTAAAACCTCTATTTATTTTCAGCAGGTTTTTTAGCTTTTGTTTCTTTCAATCCCCAAGCTTTTGCTTGAACGTCATTAATTTCGTCGCCTTTGTTAGCAAGAAGTTTTCCTTTACTCCAACCTTTAGGCAAGTCATCTTTAACGCCCTCTGCAATTTCGCCTGCGTCATTAATCCACAATCTTTTTTTAATTATCATAATTTCCTTTTCCGTTTGCTCCGCATTCGCCCCATAAGACGAATGCGAAAACAAAACCATTTCTAACTATTAAAAGTTAGTAATTTTTGCGAAAGCAGTCGGTCTATAGACGGGGAATCCCAATCTCATAGACGCTTTCATCATTACTTTATCTTTAGTAAAGAAATCGTCGTGGCTATCAGAAATAGCAACTTCAATTCCTTGTCTTGAGACAACATGACAAGCCTCGCCACCGCCGAATCTACCTACAAGAACGTCCCCTGCTGAAATTGCTGTATTAGCAACAACGGGAACACCCCAAATAGACGCGGTTGGAGCGCCTGACATCATGCCCGCTCCCATGAATAACGGTTGCAAAGCACCGCTTGTTGTAACTGCATTTGTTTCAGTAACAACGTCATTCCAATCGCTCGGGTGCATGAGGATCGCGTCGGGTTCCATGAATGCGTCTTTTCTGATTTCAGTAATTGCTTCGTAAATTTGTCCAATTCTCTTTAAGCTACCGCTATAAGATGAATAGTTAAACGAGTTAATTCCTGTAACGTTTAATACGCCTTTGATGATTGGCGCAACACCTGATCCACCAATTAGAACGTCGGATAATCTTAATTCAAGCATTGTTCTTAATCTTGAATCTAGATATCCCTGAACTGCTGAAACGTCAGCAAGTAGTTCTTCGGTTACGGGTATTGATACACCAAATTTTCTTATTTCTTCTGTTTTTTCAGTAAATGCTAAAGCAGATTCTCCGAAAGCAGATCCCTCTGCAACTTCTGCACCATTGTTGGTGAAAGTTGATTCTTCCAAATATTTATATTGGTATTGGTCTGTTTGAATTGTATCAAACAAATCTATAACGCTATTCGGATTTCTTAAAGCAGTCGGAACGATTAAATCGTCTCTAACTACTGCAGGTGGATAATTTGTTTCGGTTAAAAGAGTTTTACTTTCAAGAAGTGGATTCCACTTAATTTCTGAAGTAAAACCTTTTTGTCCGCCATTAACGAATGCTTGAACAGATTTTGATTCAAAAAGAGCTTGCCCTAGAGTTTTCTTTTCTACGGTCGGCTCGTCATTGAATACAGGAGCAGAATCAACTGCTTTACCTTTTTCAACGTCATTCTCTAAATCTTGGATAGATTTTACAAGAGCGTCTTCGTCTCTTACTTCTTTTGCAAGAGTATCAATTTCTTCTGATCTTTTAGCCATAGACTCTTTTGTTTCAGCGTCCATAGTTGCGGGATCAATTGTTTTTAATTGCTCTAATGCGTCTTCTCTAAGATTTTGGAGTTTGACTTTTTTTTCATTTATGTTCAATTTAGATTTCTCCTCTGCCTAAACGTCAGACGTTTCGGCTAATATCCTTAATGTTTCTATAATAAGCTTTTCGTCCTCATCTGTTTTATTGACAACTAATTCATCTCTAAGGCCAACATTTAGCATGTCATCTAAATCTTGGTATGCCTCTTGAATATCATTTGTTAATTCAATAATTGCATTTGAGGATTTCTCGCTTAATTTTTTACCTTTTTCTAATCTTAGAGAAATAAGATCTCTAATTCTTTCAATTGAATGAGCCAAGCTCTTACGGAGCTCGTCTATTTCGTCGGTAAATCTTTTTTTGTCGCTATCATCATTAACCTCTTGCGTTGCATTTTTCACGGCTAATGTATGAGTATTTTGATTAGCGCCAACGAGTACGGGAGATACTTCCCAAACTCTTAAATCTTTTAAATATCTTACGTCGGTTTCTTGACCGTCTTTTGTAAATTTACCATTCTCGGAATCAATTACTTCATAACCGAATGACCATTGTTGGAGATCGCCCATAGCTTTTACTGTATTAAAAGCCTCGCGTCCTCTTTCTGTATCCATTATAAATTGACCATTAAAAGTTGCTTTTGATCCGTCTTGTTTTATTTCTCCGCGACCAATAACATCTTTCCAATCATGACCCCATACCATAGCAACGCCCCTGTCTCCATATCCGCTTTTAATTGAGTCGGGAAGTACAACGTCTCCGTCGCTATCTATTTCGTTAAATATAGAAAAAACTGCCTCTACTTTGCCCTCAACTTCATCAGTTGCTAGTAAGGAAATATTTTTAAATTCTTTGTTTGTACTCATACTTATTTTTTTCTCCGTATCTTTTTCTCATGGTATATAGTAGTGCAACGACAATTAACAATCAATTCAATCGGCGCACCATACTTTGAGTCGGAGGGATAATCCATTTTATAACCCGCAACATTAAACGGCCTAGATCTAGCACGTCGCTGATTATCAACCGCAATATGTTGATCTCTAACTAAACCGTCTCGTCTAGTTAGCCAACTCTTTTCTAATCTTAGTCCGCTTTTTTCTGCCCCGCGCTCTTTTCCATATTCTGCTAATGCTAAGCCCTCCGTTCTAGCAATTCGTTGCGCGCTACCTAATTGAGCCTTTGTAAGTCTTGTAGATAATTCATTTGCAATATAGTCGGTCAATGCGTCGCCCGTTAATCCTAATTTTTGCGCCTCATCAAACGCTTTTCTAATTCCTCTTGATACCATATCCTTTCTTGTTTTTGACATTTCGGGAAGTAATGAGGTAAGCCGATCATTGACAAAATTTATTGCCCCGCTATCTCTAAACATTGTTTCAAGCGGAATTTGTACGCCCCGACGTCCTCTCAATGGAAAAAATCCGCTTTGTATGATTGTTGGTAATGGTTTTCTTCTTCTACCCCTACGAATTGCCTCAATTTCTTTTTTAGTTGCTTTCTCATCAACTCGGATTGTTTCGGGTAATAGCTCCGTAAATTGAAAATAATAAAAATCGGTAATCATTGAAAGGTATAAATCATATACGTCGGCTTTCCAATTTTTTGTGTTTGTATCAATAATGTGATTTATTGCTCCCAATATTCCAATTTGATTTGGTGGATTGGTATTTAAAAAATTTATAATATCTTTTTTTTGCCTTTGGATTAATTGATAATATTCAAGCGTTAATGTAAAATCCCAATTTCTAAGTAATGCGTCAAATTTCCACCAATGATTGTCTTTAGATTCGGCCGATTCAAAACGATTTTCTCTTTCTTCCCATTCAATTAGTTTTAATTGATTTCTACGTCGGACAATTTCTAAAACGGAATTATCTTTTTCATCACGCTTGTTCATTGCTTTAACTAATTTTTGGCTCCATGATTTACCCGCGTCGCCACCCCATAGCGCCCAAGCAATGCGTCCGTTTGAAGGAAATCCGTCCTCGCCCTGCCTATATCCCTCTGCTTGTTTATCTACTTCATGTCTTGGAAAGTATCTTGCAATATGTCTTACTTTTTCGGGACTTGCAATTTGATTTCTTAATATGTATCTAGCGGATCCACGACCAACATTTGTTCCACCCCTGCCGTTTTCTTTTACCCATTCCAACCCGCGTTGCGCCTCCTCTTTTGCGCCTTTAGGAATTGTGAAGTCTAGATCGTCATATTTTCCTTTTATTTCATTCATTGCGTCATCATCACTTTTTCTAGTTGATAGCGGGTGTGATGACGGAAGTAAATCTGTATCGTATGGCGTACGTCTAAATTTTAATTTTTGTAAAGCGTAAATAAATCCATTAACCCGCGCGTATGCCCATTGATCCGCTGAAGTAACATTACCTCTAACGGATTCGGGATTTCCTCTATATGCTCCAACGCCCCTACGGAATACGGCTTTTAAAACTGCTAATGTTGTTCGTTTTCTTTTATCGTCGCCATATTCACTATTATGTTCTTCTAATTTGTCTCGTAATGCGCTCTCTACTTTTGCGCTTACCTTATATGCTTTTCTAAAATCATTAATAATTCTTAATCTACCAACCTCAATGACAACATCTCTATCGGTTTGTTCATGATCCCCATTTTCTAAAATCGCCCATACGTTAATTGTTGCCGTTTCGTCTGTTTGATTTATTGATTTTATAATTCCGTTCGCAATTGAGTCATCTTGCGGAGGTTTCGGAATATTCCAAGAAACCGCTTGGCCGACATTTAGATCATCAAGACTCGCCATTATCAGCTAATCTTTGTTGGTATTCCTCATGAGTAGAACACGGCATATAAATTAAATTTCCGTCATCGTCGTGAGTATGCGTACCCGAGCAACCTAATTCCTCTGCCCTATCACGCGCCTCCTCAATTGTTGTAAATTCATCTTTTCCAACTTGCTCTTTATATCGTTCTTCTCCGAATCTATGTATTTGAGCCAATCTACTCTCCGCCAATTCTCTTGTTGGATAGCAACCAAATGAACGCGTTTCGTTATCGTTATACACGCAATAGACGTCTTTGCCGTCATCATCTTTTTCTTTTTTGATTATTTTATATTCTGCTGATTTTGTATTTTTATCAATCCAAGCATTTACTAAAGAACTAACTTCTACTTGAGATTCATCTTGCGGAGTATCTCCAAGCTCATCTTTTTTAATTTGCATTGTAGAGATATTCATTAAATAAACGTCATGAGAATTGTCCGTTGGTAATCCTACCGCCCGTCTTGCCTCGCCTACGGTTGCCCAACCGCCCTGTACGGCGACGTTCATTCTATTATATAGTTGATCAACGTCCGTTTGTAATGCTCTTACTTTGCTAATGTCATATTCACAAGACATATTTTCTGCGTCGGGGTAATTAATTTTTAATAATTGATTTTCTAATTCTTGTGCAACTTGTCGCCATAGAGGAATTAAAGTATTTTCGGTAAATGCCTCTCTCAATTCTTTTGCGTTAGAATATGTTCCGTTTTCTAATCCTACTTGAAGACCGCTAAGAATTGCGGGAACGCCAAGCACCGCACTAATTCTTGATTCAGGAATTTGTCTAAGCATTCCAATGTCTAAATCTTTCGGACTAAATGACATTTTTTCAACTTTCATTGACCCCGATAAAATTAAAGGTAATCCTCTTTGAGATCCCCCTACCTTTTTCTGATACGTTCTTGAGATTTGCTCCGCCTCCTCCTCGCTAAGCCCAAAATCATCAGTTGGAGAAAGTATTACGCTTGGAACACCCATGTTGGATAATAACGCCGTTGATAATTGTCCCGCGCTTTCATCTCCATATATTTCTCTTAAAACCGTTTTAATTGGAGCCAACCCTGATTTGTGGTCGTCGGGATCTATTCCAAATCTAATATGAATTATGTCCTCTCTTGGTATTAATACTTTTTTGTCTTGCATTTCATACTCATAAGAAGTTATTAATGTTTCCTTTGTCCCCTGCGGAGATACATATTGTGGCATTAACGGAAGTAATGCAATTACTTGACCCGCATTATTTTTTTGTTTTAAAATATATGCGTCGCCCATAACCGACGTTGCTGTAATGATATAACTAGCTAACAAATCTCCCGTCATAAATTCATTCGGATAAACTAATAATTTCTCTAATGGGTGGTTTGGAACGTACTCTATTTCTCCGTCTTCATTTGTTGTATTAACGACTAATCTTGCCTCTGCGAATGATCGGGATAATACATTTAAACATGAAGTAACTGCTGAATTGCTTTGGCCTGATCCTAAATTATTAATATCAAATAATCCCGCTTTGGAACTATACCCCTGCATATACCCGCTTGAACTAACGGGGTAATCATCTGCGAAAAAATTATAACGTTTTCTTTGAGTATCGCGCCTAAATATAATGTCGCTTAATTTACGTCTTTCTTGAGCCAAATTTTCCTCTTTTCATATAGGCCACGAGAGGATTGAGAACGCACCAAAACCAACCCTCAAGCGACCAATTCTTTATATTTTTATATTAGTCGCTATTTATATAATATCTAATAAGCCTTAAATTTTCTAGCTTTGTTTATTTCTAATATTGCATAAGATAAAGCATCAACTTGGTCATCATGCTCCGCCTCAGGAAATTGTAATAATTCTCTTTGTAGATCATCAATCCATTTTGCGTTACGTTTAAAATAAACTTGGCCACCCTCCATTTTAGCCGATAAAGGCATTGCGCGTGTGATTTTATCTCTATCTGCTTTTAATTCTCTTATTGCTATACCCTCTCGTCTAGCTAATTGAATCAATGCAATTTGAAACCCCGCTCTTTCAACGCCAATATAATCAAGCTCATGTTGGATCATTGTTCTCTTTAGTAACGGAATAATATCAGGCGCCTCAAGTCTTTCTCTAATCATATCTAAAACTAGAATGTCATTATCGGGAGTAATTCCAACTATACAAACAACGGTGTAGTCGCTTGTTTCTTTTGTTGTAGTCGCTAAATCAACCGTTGCTATTTTCTTTAATTGGTCATCATGTATTCTTTTATTGTTTCCGTATTTATGCTCTAATTTATCAACATAGTAATTGTCGGCTCCAAGTATTGTTATTTTTTTAGAATCATAGAATTTAAACCAATCTTCTTTGAATATTCCGCCCGATAGCTCAACAAAATTTGCCTCGTACTCTTGACTATATAAATACGATCCGATTTCTTTTCTTGCTATTTCTAACTCTCCTAATGGGACAAATGGATTAGTTGCGCTTGATAGTTGCCACGAATCCCAATCCTCCAAATTCTGCGCGTCATGGTATAGCTTTTCAAACCAATTAAAGCCTTTAGGAGTACTTATAAATAAAGCACCGCCCTGCCTTTCCGTTAATGTTGGCCTTACTACTTCCGCCCATGTATTAGGTTTCATAAATGCACATTCGTCTAAAACAACAAAATCTAAACCCGCGCCCCTTAATCTATCGGGATTGTCGGCCGATCTAATTGATACGGAACCACCAACAGGGGTTATAATTGTTTTTTCGCTTTCCTTTACTTCAGTTCCGTATTCAATACCGATATTTCTTAAATCTTTCCAACCCTCCAAAGCCATTGCATAGGTTGGCGCAATCCACCAAGCACGACCTCCATTCCAAGCTTTTTCTAAACAAAGCCATACGCCAAGTCTAGTTTTACCCCAACGTCGCCCCGCCGATAGTACTTTAAACCTAGAATTGCTTTGAGCAACTAGCTTTTGGCCGTCATGTAAATATGGAAGTCTTACTTTATATTTTTGTTGTATTGATGATTTTATTTCGGTTTCCATAATTATATTTTAAATGGCGCATAATATAAGCAATTTACAAAAATCACTAATACATACGCCAATATCATTTTATCTTTTTTATATCGTGAATTTCGGGATTTGTAATTAATTCGTCATCTAAATCGTCAAGTATTATGTCGTCAAATATCATTATTCCTCCTCTTGATCTATTACTATTTCTTTTTCTCTATCCAATGCTTGTCCGTCCGACCATTCTAAATTGACTTCTACGGGTTTGTTTGGATCAAGATTAACGCTTAATCTATCTCTACGGCCGAACTTATCGGGATACTTGCGCTCTAATACCCATGCGTCCGCCTGCCAATTACCCTCCTCTGCAACCTTTTCTATACGCGCTAAACGGCGCATAATGGCCTCTGATTCGGCTAGTTGGACTTCTTTCCAAAATGATTTATAAGGCTCTATGTCCTTTTCGGCCTTTTGGCGCCATTTTCTAAATGTAGAGCTATCAATCCCCGCATAAAAGCAAGCGTGTTCTATATATGATCCAAGCCGTATTGCTTGTAATAATCGGGATCTAATCCCCTCGTCTATTAATTTATATGGTTTATTATTCATGCGCTCTTAATTATATTAACAAAAATCCCCGCTTTAGTATCATTCGCGGGGATCTTTGCCGTACTATACGGAGGTTATATTTTTTCTATTGTTTTTTGGAATGTGATCATTGAATAATCTTTTTTTCTAACGTTTAATAATTCAACTTTTGGCGCATATAATGTCCAATGTTTGTCGCCATTTTGCTCCTTATTATCCCAATCCCTTACTTGTACAAATAGCTTTCCGTTTTCAATTGTGTAATGATATTCCGTATCGCCATGTCTCATATATGTATTGTTTTCTGTATTTGAATCAGTTTCCAATGCAATTATTTGCAATTCATGTAGATATGCGTTTGATCCAAATGTTTGCAATCCCCAAGCAGAAAATCTACTTGGAAAGCTTGTTGGTTGCATTCTTGCAATTGATCCAAATGTATTTTTACTTGACTCCGCATGGCTCATAAATATACCTAAATACTCGCCCAATCCGTTTTTTACATATCCGTCATGGTGCTTATATATAGAAATTGATTCCTCTGCGCCTTTTACTTGTATTGTTGCTCTAGTACTCATTCGTTCCCTTTCGTTAATTGTTTTCTTTTGTTTTTAATTTATTTAATCTTTTCTTTATACCAAATGTCAAAATCAGTAATACAATTTTTATGAATTGTATCAATCTCATCTTCGTACTTAAAATATGTTTTACTAGGAATTTCAACATTTACAGTATTATCAAAGTTTGTAACTACATCAATTTTATTACCGTCATAACCGTTAGTTACTTCAAACATTTTTGTAATAGCAATATTAATTGGTGTTCTATCTTCTCTAAATTTAAAAGATATTGAAATAGTATCGTAACCAAATTCTTCAACTTTTTCTTTTATTGTTTTTTCGTTAGCCATTTTGTGCTCCCCTATGTTTTACTGATCACAAGTTAGCAATCTATGATTTAAATGCAAGTATATTTTAAAGAAATTTTTAGGAAAAAGTCCCCGCGCTGTATTGCTATTGCTAGTTCTTAGCGCGGGGGTCGTACTAACCAAACGGGGAACGAATAGGTTAGTCGAAATATTTAAAACTTGTATGTATTTTAACAGATAATTCAACAAATTGTAGTGGGGATTCGCTTACAAATGGCTTTACATTGTATTCAAGCCCCGTTTGTACTAGATCGCTTACATGTTTTCCAACTTCTTTTGGATTATTTGACATTTCTTTTGTACAAATAAAAGATATTTCTACGGGAACGCGGATCATTCTT